GCTTAGTGCGCGAAGCTCTTCAGCATACATGCGTATTTTAGATTCCTCTGCACGTATTAGTGAATTATATAGCTCAACATCATCCTTGCGGACACCTGATTTAATCTTAACCCCTTCAAGTTCAGATTTATAAATATCTACCTGGGCAAGTGCGGCATTTATCTCAAGCTTGTACTGATCAGATAAAATACGGACATATTCTAGTTGCATTGAATAATACTTACGGTACTCTTCATAAGTGCTTACCAGTGTATCTGCGATCTTATTTGCATATTCAGTTGCCTGCCCGTTAATTGCTACAAGGTTTTGTGCATATGAAATTCCTGCCTGCCTAACGGAAGTTCTCAGTGCCGTCGCCGTGGTAATAGCAAACTGGATATTCTTCTGCTCAAGGTCTGCCTGTTGCGCCATTACTGTTAGTGCGACCTCTGAGTTTTTTGAGGATTCGTCCTGATGGGCCCTGTCAAGTGCAGCGATTAGAACCCCTGATGGCATTTTAAACCCTCTGGCAGCGGTTTCTTTTAATGCCTGCTTTGTCGCATCAACGGCTGTTTTTCTTGCCCTACTCCTTGCCCTGTCATAAATTGCCTGCTCTACTTTATCAGGGAGACCGGTATTATTTTCTCGATTCATATCAAGGTATACATCAATCAGTCCCTCAAGCTCTACCATTCTCTGCGTAGAACCAGGGGCAAACCTGTCTATGAATGTCTCAACCTGTCTGTCTATATTCTGTCTCATAACAGGCAGAGCAGAATTATAGGCTTTGTCAAATATAGCTACGACAGGCGCATCAGAATCTGTCATTAGCTCAAGTTCATAACTGCTCTCGCCAACAGCTATCCCTATATTTGAATTGATCACTGAACCAGGGAGACTTCCTGGCGCGTTAGCGGCAATCACAGGGGTTGCAGGCATTGGCACTACAGGAGCATCAGGAACGACGATATCGTCAAGCACAGGCGCTGCATGGGCCAGTATGTCTGGTTTACTCACAGAATCAAGTGGATCATCAATCCCACCAGGCCTTGATGGAGCAGAAACTGTAAAGGGAGTAGGCGCAAATCTCTCTATTGTGCTTAGATCAAGAACAGGGGGTTCTCCAAGAGGAGAAAGATCAGGTATAAATATTTCATTTATTGCTGGGGCAGTTGGGGCGCTGCCAATTATAGGGGCAGTATAAATGTAGTTAGGGGCGCCAGGGGCATCAGCCTTAGTTGGGCTAATTGGTGGTATATTAATGGGCGGAGGGCTGGATAATGTAATAAACCCGGACATTGCCCTTGACAGCGCGTCGTCTGCATTTGTCACGGCTGACGAGGCATAATTCTGCGCAGAATCAATTATCCCATTAATGGTTGCTTCTATCTGGTCAGACATTACCCTAATCTCCTTTTCAGTTCTTTCAGTGGAATCCTGATTTCATCTATATCAAGAGACGGCCCAACCGCCTTTATCTCCCAGCTCCTACCTTTTATCCCTCTGGCAACTTTACACCTTCTTGTTGACAATTTATCACCTACTTTTGCAGATAGAGTATAGCTTCTTGGGTCGCCTTCGTCTGGGATAACTGTTACTACAACATCACCAGACTGCCTGTATCTAAAATAAATTATTGGCATTTTCTTCAATACTTCACTCTCATCACCAATACCTGATATACTAATCTCTGATGTTGGCGGCACACCATCAACGGTTGTTCCTTCCATTTTATACACACCACCAGAACCAATACCAAAGTATTCTTCACCCCACTGTACAATCTTGGTTATTGGCATGTAATCATGTTTTGTTACAGATCCATTCTTTAGATTAACATTATACCCCTCTATTACCTGTGCGATTACCGTAGTAGCAGTTGATCTCAACAGTATCCTTGGTGTCATCCCTGTCAGTATTGCACTCCACCCATTGAAATAGATGGTAAAGTCCCAATTAACCTGTTATCACCACCAACCCTGCCTTGCCCAACCAATCTAAGTTTCGGAATTGCGCCTACAAGTGTACCAACGCCTCCTCCAGTTCCTGTTGAGACTAAACTAATCGATGGGGTCGCTGACCTTAGCTGCCCGCCGCCATAGGCTGATAGTCTAATGCCTGGAATAATTCCCTGGACTGCTCCAATCTTCCCTATCCTTCCTGATGAGACAATTGTAGGAAGGGGTATATTTTCTGTAAGTCTCCCAATAACTGGGATTGAACCCTGTATGCTAAGGGTTATTGAGGGCGTGTTCTTCTGTAATTGGCCCCCTGAGTATGCACTTATGGTTATCTTTGGTATTTCTTTTGCTAGTTCACTCAACTCAGTTGAACTTGTTGGCGTTCCTGATGCAGTCAGAATAACTTTAGTTGGTGTAAATTGAGTAAGTATTCCTCCGCCGCCAAAGTCATAACCAACCCCGCCTATCGCCTGTAATGTGGTGAAGCTCTCACCATAGGAATAGTTTGATGCTATAGACTCAAGCGCCTGAAGAGATTGTCCTGTCCCGTCTCCTACGCCGCCAGTAATGCCGTGGGCATAACCTTCTCTTGGTGCAAAAATAGCAAAATTAAGTGATACAAAATCTGCTGATATTAAACCGCCTTCGCCAAGCGATTGAAGCTGCTGTAACGTGGCTATGCCATACTGGTAACCTGAATAGTACCCAATCGATGTAAGTGGGCCTATTATTGAATTTCCATAACCACCACCCGATCCAACGCCATACCCTGAAGATTTAAGATAACTAAAGACTCCATAACCAACTGCCTCAAAGTCTGCATATGAATATGACGTAAGTGTAGGTAGTATATTATTTCCAATTGAGAACGTCCTACCTGTGCCGGCTGATGTGAGTAATGGTAGGTCGGTTATACTGTAAGCATCTGTGCCATTTCTACCAAGTCCTGATGATACGAGAGGGAGCATCGTATTTAACCCGGTGCCAACCCCATAAACACTTACAGCAGGGCCTACTATCAGGTCATTACCAGACCACATTATCCCTTTAAGATAGTACCCTCCATACGGAGCAGGTGTGGTCGAAGTAAATACCGGGACATTGTTAACATAATAAATAACGCTTTCGGCAAGAACTTCTATCTTAAAAACAGCCCCGTCTGTATAATTTATATATCCAGTCTTACCGACTCCGCTCTCTATTATTCTGTATTTCCCTGTGGTTGTATGAAAACCGTGGGTAATATCCAGATAGCCAGATGTAAATATGTTTTTTGAGAGCCCTACTACCGCACCAATAGTCCCGATTGACACACCAAAAGTAAATGCCCCCTGGAACAGAGTCTCTATAGAATTGGCCCCGGCGTTCCACCCAAGATTGTAATCAATTATTGTCTGTGATGCTGTTGGTGGAGTAAATGGCGTTGGTGGAACTGGCGGGGTATATGGCCAGCAGACAGTTGACGTTGAATATACATATTCAGCAGGGTTGCTTGTAACTATAGTGTAAATAGGTGGTTGTGGGCATGTCGCACCGACAGCCCAACCTAAACCAAGTAATGCCCCATCCACACAGTCAGGTGGTGAAATACCAGGGGAGGTCTGTATAAGGTATGTTTTTAGTGTTTCTGTCGTTACAGTCTTGCATCCGGCAGGAATAGCTGGGCTACCTGGGTTTCCAGGCTGGCCGGCACTCCCTTGAATGAAGGTTACGCCCTTTACTAGTTTTAGAAGATTTCCCACTGGATTACCCTATAATGCAAAGAACAGGAATCTGCTTAGGTCAGGAGTTGGCTCTGCGACAGCACCATTTAACCCAACATCATATTCAAAGACATATGTCTGAATATCAACACCAGTCCCTGTCATGCTTAATGTAAAGTACATTTCAGTTTGAGACAATCCTCCGCCAACAGGGGTAAACAGCAAGCTATTAAAAGCATCAATATTCTGAACCGTAATATTCGGATCTGCCCCGGCAGTAATATCTAATGGACCAACAACGTCAATGGTAAGCCTTATCTTGCTTGGCATGATTGTAGTTTCTATTGGATCTGAGAAAATCCTGGTAAGGTCTAAACCGAAATCAAGAGGATCAGAAGGGAAGGTGCTATCAGCCTTCCACCCTATCACTGGTGTATAATATCCAGTTGCTATCCCGCCGGACGGAGTAAAACCGGTTGTTATGTCACTATAACCACCAATAGCTTCAATAGATCCTGTTGTTTCAATAACCCCTGTATGGTTCTGCCACCACTGAGGAGGGTACAGGTATTCTATTTTCTGTATAACAATGTTGTTATCAGCCACTTAGAATGTCCTCCATATGCCTGAGACAGCAAACGAGCCTCTGTCATTATGGGTGTCTTTTGCGTTAGGTAGGTTTGGCCAGCCAGGGACAGGAAGATACATAGGATCATAATAGAACTGGTAGTCTCTATTCTGTTTAAACGCTTCGTTGAACATGTCCTTATGCGTCCCTTCTGAACCATCTGCTAATCTTATATAATCAATCATTTCATTTGGTGGTTCTACGGCTACATTTGCAATATCGTCCCACCACGCCTCAACTGGAGCATCTGCCTGATAGTAATCCGGGATGCACATTGCCATATGTCCATCTGGATGAGTGTCGATAAAATTGAAGAAATCACTCTTTATTTGTATGCTTGCCCAGTATCCGAGTATTTCAGGGTGGACTACTTTATTCCCATAACTGGGTAGATTGGACATGTCTACCGTGTCCCCGCCACTTTTTAATGTGTAGCCATTGCTTATTATCTTATATCCTTTCCTGTAATAGTCATAAGACCGCACAGCATAGGTAGCAGACTTCATATCACAGGCTTCGATTGCCTGTGAATATTTAAAGTATTCAAGTCCAAATTGGCCGGTGTTTGCAAGAAGATAAATATCGTACATTTTGCCCCTGAAAGCATCAGAACACTGCCCGGTGAATCCATAGAACAAGTGTCCGGTTCTTGCTAGCGGAAATTCACGCAGTAAAGTCTCTTTTGAGATAACAGTTCCTTCACGTACCAACTTCCATATTACGTCAATCTTTGGCTCAGTCTGATAACTTGTATAGAGTGACTTCCACTGGTACCAGTCATCGCCAGAAATGTCGGTCCAAAATGTATCCATGTAACTATCTGATATAGGGGTTCCGACTAGAGGGACATCAGTGTATGCCTCAATTGTCTGAAGGATTAGGTCATCGGTATTGTACTCATAGGCCGCTGCAAGATAATAAATACCAGAGGCTCCGTGCCAGTCTGATCTCAGCAGGACAAGGTCTACCTTTGAAACGTCACCATCGACTACCTGGATATCTATCTGGAACTCAACATAGCCTGGTGAGTTCTTCCTGATATACCCATTATGACCATGGCTTGCGTAGTATTGAAGATTAAAATACTCTGCATCCTCAATGGTGTATTTTTCAGGCGGCACAGTGAAATATGGGCCACAGCCAGAAGGGAGCCACTCATGATCCTCTACAGATATTGTATTGCTCATCTCTGAGTTATATGGAACAGCAACCATCTTTGTGCCGTCCTTATTGAAGTCCCACGTCCACCTTGCATTATATGTATAAGGGGACACCCAGCTCGGATATGGCGGTTGAACTTTTATATAGTTTGGCGCTGATGATGGGTCTGATGTCTTATAGACATATAAATCACCTTTTACATCAGTAACGATGAAAAGCTGCAGCCCATCTACTGTACGGACGCACGAATGGGCCATTTCAAAGTCAAGGGTATTTTCTTCAGTATTTATGCCATCCGCTGTGGTACTCGAAAACAGTTGCGTATCGATATCGCCCCCGATATCAATTGCTGAGTCTGCATGTTTTCTTGATGGGAAGTCGCCCATTGCCTCCTGAGTCCAGTCCATCGTATTTGCAGAAGAACACTTTAAACCAGAGACAACAAGGATTTTTCCTGTTTCTTCATACCATTTATATTCAGGTGCTGCCTGTACATTATAGATATAAGGCATGTGCATCCTTGTTAGTATCGAAGTACCAGCAGGATATTTTGAACTTGCTTTGGTAGGCGCGCCATTAAGGCCTGTACTTGATAGTCTGCCCTTTACACCAAGTGTATTGATCTTCTTTCCGAATCTCGGGGCAAGTGCTGGATCATTAAGCGGAAACTTGAGCAATTTATTTTCCTTTTGTTCATTGAATTTTGCTTCTACTCCATGAACCTGAATTGCAGTGTTTGAATCATTGAACACAACAATGGATACGCCATCAACTGTTATTACTTTGCCCCCCCCATTATATAGTTCTGGATCATAGGCAATGGCGCCTCTGTTTGTTACATGGTCTGTAGCTATAAAATCATAGAACAGCCCACCACCTGATTCTACATGAATGCGGACATTTGTAGCATAGTCCGTCATGTGGATGTCTATGTAACCATCAGGTACTTTAAAATACCTGGATAACACTGAAACGCCGGTCATGGCCATTTCAGCGCGCATTAGTTTCCTCTGCGTTTCTGATAGGGGGATTAGTTCCCCTGCCAGTACCTCATCACCCGTTAATATCCTGTAAATTGCCTCCACATTTTATGGCGTAGGCATAGTGATTGAGAATGCGTCTATACTCTGCGTTCCTGCGATGACCAGTGATGTACTTGAGAGGTTTAAGTCTGCTCCTACAGTTGATATAGTCCCCTGGATTCGCTTATCGGTTGTACTACTGGCACCACCATCAGCTTGCTGTACAAACCGGTAGAATGATGCAACCCCAGTTGCTGCATTAACGCCAGACCATGTTTGTGCCGCTGCCTTACTCAATACCCCTGCTGCGGCTGTATCGAAGTTTAACCCTGTCCCAGCTACGATAGCCTGTGAATTGTCAGAGATGGTTACAAGCAAGGTGGCTGCACCGATAGAGGCATCTGCATCTGCTGGAACAGCTCCTGCATATATATCGATTTGTCCATCATCTAATGATGCCCCAAGTGATTCGCCTGTTTTATTGAGCATTGATGTGCGAAGCCCAGTTGATACTTTAATAGTCATTTTAGGCCTCCGCCATAGTTAGTTGGAATACGTCAATTGTGTTTGGTGCGCCAACTGTTATCGATACATTACTAAGATTAAGGTCTGCACCATAAGTAGCAATTGAACCATCGATTCTTGGAAGTGTGGTGCTACTGCCGAGAGCATCGGCTGCATTGCCCATAAACCTGAACCAGCCAGCTGTACCGGCTGCGGCACCATTAAACTGCCAATTCTCAGCAGCAGCCTTAGACAGTGTCCCGCTAGAAGGTGTGTCAAAACCCAATCCGTTTGTTGCAGCACCTGCCGCCCATGCGCCAGCATCCTGGGTTACCTTCCCAAGCAAAGTCCCCTGTACAGCGTCGTCAGGCGAAGTGGGTTGTGAGCCTGAGTAAATATGTATAATACCGTCGTTTAGTGCCTCAGTAACACCGGTTGCATTCATAATTCCGTTTCGTAGCCCTGTACTAAATTTAAGTGACATTCTATCTACCTCTCATATTGATTAATTGGATTCGTAGCACCAGTAAGAATGACATTATATTTACTGAATCCACCATGGTAAATAATCTCACCAGCACCGCTTTCAGCGTGTGGTGCTGCAAAATAGTCATCTGTAATTAACTTAAATGGCATTCCAGTAGCCACTCCCCTTTTAGTCCAAAACCATAGTCTACCATCAATGTCCTTTGCAATCGTTCCGCCTACTGAACCAACTTCCAAAACCTCATCTAATCCAGAACCATATTCCTGAGTCGGGGTATCGACATAAGTATAAACCGCATCGTCTGTACCAATAATAAGTGCAGCCCCGGATGACCCAAGGATGTTTACTCTCCCTGTTACTAATATAACACTATCGCTGTACCTATCAAATAGTTCATACCCAAGGGGTTCACTTCTCCATATTGCAGAAAGGTTTATCTCAGGGAAGTATTCTCCAAGACAAATGCGCCCTTCATGCTCAGTTATACACAATCCACCAGGTGGGCCAGATAAGTGCAGTGTTGAGATTGCGGCGCCTTCCTCAGGCGTTCCGGTAATAGTAAGAGTATCAACTGTTGCAATAAGTGCTTCATACAAAACATCGCCGCCAAGACGCGTGAGATAGATAACTGTTTCATGATTGGCCAGTAGAGGGATATTGCTTAGTTCAAGCGATCCATCACATGTTATCAGTGTCGCGGCTAATGCCCCTGACTCTCTGCCATCGCTTGCACGGAATGTAGCGGTTATCTGATAGTCACCAGTTGGCATCGACCCGGCACTTGTAGTTACCGTAAAATCTTGAGGAACTTGGATTCCCCAGTCACGTACATCAACTCCGCTTATAACTAGAAATTTTACTCCATTAGTGAAGTAGGTTACTCCGTTTATATCTTCCCATTCTCCTGCATTCCCTATACCTGTGTATATCAGGTTTGAAGTGCCGTCCTTGAAATATTCATACAGATTACTACTGCGTATAATGTAACATCGTTTTAACGCACTTGAATAATAGATATCATCCGTGCCAGTTGAATCAATATTAGTAAATCCAGGGGCTGGCTTAATCTTAAAATTATCATCAATATCAATATTGTTTGCTGTTCTTAGGCCAACCACTCCATCCTTCTGTGATCTTAGAGGTGATTCTTTGTCACGAATCCCTGCAAAGCCCCTGTATACCCTTTCTGTGGACTCTTCTGCGCTATTTTTATTTACAGCAACCATAGTTAATAGCTCCGCTGCTGGTTTTCTGCTGCACACCTTATTTGATATATCAGTTGCTGCGATATTAACATTCTAATTACACCAACTTTCACGTTTACCACCATCATATTCACGCCCTAACCCCATTTCAATAAGGCCAGTCGATAAATCAACTCCATCGGCAATAACTGCTGATATCGGCCTGCCGTATTTACCGAGTTTTGAAACTGTAACGACTATTAACTTAGCCGACTTTAAAGTATCCGCAACATATGCCTTAGCATCAATTGCTAATACCTTTTCTATTTCACACTTACCCTTGATCTCAGGTGCATCAACTCCAGCAAGCCTAATTCGTTTTACTTGCACAAGATCGGGCCATATTTCAATGGCCAGGGTTATCGTATCGCCGTCATAATTGAATATATATTCAGCACTGTAAGGCCCGTAAGCCTTCGCATCGTTCAGCAACGTAACAAATATCAGGATAAAAGCTGTGATAGAAATAAGTACCCAGTCAAGTATCCTAGGCCAGCGTTTCATTTCTTCCACCGTAACCAGCGTTTGATATTTAAACTAACTCCGGCCCAAGCTATCCACGAACGTATACGCCTGTTAGGTTTCAATTCTTGCATGGCATCTCGCAATATTACATCTGCTTTGTATTTAGGGAAGATATCTGGAGTATCATATAAGTAATCATGGACAACATAAGCGGGCCTAAATTCTGCGCCTCTCGGAAGAACCCCAGGGGGAACCCACCAGGGGACTGTTCCGTAGTTAGAATAATACCCCACAGGAACGGTGATTGTAGTATCATACCGCTCGCTATAGTACACAAGCGGCTCTTCTAGCGTGCCGCCTTTCCCGCCATCTTTGGGGTTATCGTTGAAGTCAGTAAGAAACATTATTTAATCGAGGACAATAGCCCTTTCAAGACCGGTAGCAGGTCATTTAGCCATACGACAATTGCTGTACCGATAGTGACTGCCGCTACAATTGTCGTCTTGATGTATTTTTTTGCTGTCTCAAGTATCTTCTGTATTGTGTTCATAGTTTAAGCTCCTGTATTATTGTCCAAATGGGTTTATACCCGCCTGATTTCCAGATCCATCACCACTATCGTCAAGTACCGGTGCTGAGTCTCCGCCACCTGTGACTGGGGCCAGTACCTGCTTCTCTGCACGGTTTATCTGTGCGTCACCGCTTAGAGTATTAATTGAGTTCCCTGCACCGATATTCGTATCCATTGTTGTAGTCCCTCTGCCGCCCGTACCTTCGCCGGCCGCTCCGCCATTACTTGATCCGCTGACATTAACCGACCCTATACGCGTATCGCCTGCTGCTGTGCCTGCCACAAACCCAGTGACCAATTCTTTCGATATACCGTAAGATGTAAGTCCTAATATCCCTGATGTAGAGCCGCGCCTAATCTCTTTAGCCTGCACCATTTCCTTACGCATATATTCAACACCAACTTTCGCGGCAGCAGACTGACATGACTCTGTAGTTTTTAATGTCGAGACTAAACGCCCAATTACATTATTTGTGCTGTTTGTCTGCATCGCTCTGTAGCACTCTGCACTGCCTGCTGCCGTAGTTTCTGCACTGCAATCACGTGTAAACTGAGCTGGTTTAAATAAAGCCGGATTAACCGCAGGGCAATTCTTGATTGCTTCGGCCACGGCTCTAGCCACACCGACGTCCTGTGGTATTTTCTCGGCTATCGACCCATCAGTATTATATGCAGTCCCCATGGAGTTGCAGCCTGCGATAACAAGCACAAGTGCCACCAATCCTACTATTCCAAACGTCTTAATTGTTTTTCCCATGATGCTCACCTAAATTATATGGTAGAATGTCAAAACGGCCTGTTGATGCAGGCCGCCTCTAAGCACTTAACTCTATTAAGGAGAGCAAAATGTCTACGTTGAATTATATCACACCGGAACAGCTTAAAAAGCTCCTTCAATATGACCCTGAAACTGGTTTGTTTACTTGGCTTGCTAGTAATAATGGGGTACAAATTGGCGATGTTGCTGGATACAAAACCACTGATGGGTATATAACAATCAGGGTTAATTATAAGCTTTATCTTGCCCACAGGCTTGTTTGGTTGTATATGACAGGCGAATGGCCTGAAAACCAAATAGACCATGAAAACCACGCTAAAGATGATAACAGATTTAATAATTTGTGCGAAGCCACACACCAGCAGAACCAAATGAATAGATCGATGCTTCGAACTAACACTTCTGGTATTACGGGTGTTGTATGGCATAAAGCCAGCAATAAATGGATGGCATATATAAACGCTTCTAGCAAACGCCTTCACCTTGGCCTCTTTACCAAAAAATGGGATGCAGTGTGCGCAAGAAAATCTGCTGAGATTAAATATATGTACCACATTAATCATGGAGTATAATGGCCCCTATTTATCAAGTTCGATGTGGAAATGGTCACCTTCGTCGATGACTTGAAAATACTTACCGGCAGCAGCTTGGACTTTTTTGTGCATAGAGTCTCTACTTTTACCCTGTAATTGCGTTGTAGTATATTTGCTTGATCTTGTACGACAGTCAGTTGCTCTACCCATTTTATCAGGTGTGTTCTCTGGGTAATGAAAGCTACCAACTTTATGTATTGTTGATGCCTCGCTCCCTGACGTTATAGTAAGTTCATAACCTAACTCTTCTATGTAAACACTATTGACGCGCATAGCCATAGGCCACATTGCCGGGTTCATCCCCTCAAGGCTGACGGATTTATCTTTTGTTCTCATTTAGCGTCCCTATGTATTGATCTATTGTTCGTTGCAGCCGGTATAATGCTTTTCCGTTATCCCTGACCAGTTCGTTAGTCTCGTTAATGTCTTTTGAGTTTTGATCTATGCTGCGCCTCAATAATTTAGCATCTTTCCCGGTAAGGTTCGTCTTTTTTATCTCAACTATATCTTTTGAGTTCCCCCTTACATCGCTGGCAACCGAACTACTGTACCACCCAGCTAAAACTAGCTGCGCAGCAAACATCAGTACAATTGCTATCGGGATTCCTTTCTCTGAGTGCCATTTTCTCTGCCCTATACCCATACTCTTAAGCTCATTCAATAGTCTGTCCTGGAATTCTTTGTCTGTCATAAGTCAATCTTCTCAAAAAACTTAAATAAACTTGTTAGTGGCATCCAGTCTTTATCTGTCATATCCCCTTCTAGCCATCGGTCATATAAAACTGTCAGTATCTTTTCATACCTTGCACGTTCATCCTGTAGAGATACGTTATAGACGTATGATTGCCGTAAAAAGAGTCGCAACTGCAACTTGTCCATCTCATCAATGAATCTGTCATATTCCATTGGTTACAAACCACCGTCTAACATACCACAATGTATTCGACACACCATTCTCTGTGTAGGGCTGCCCCTGCGTCTGCTACGAATGTTGCTATAACAATTTTCTTTCCGTCCAGTACCAGTGTATCAGGTAGGTTACCGCGATATAATCCTGCTGATACTTCAGGCATGGCTACCGACCAGGTTGCTCCAGATAAATCATTACCCACTGTATCTTTTACAGTTACAGTTACAGTCGCTCCTGATATTAACTGGCCGCCTAGTTGATCTGTTAATTTATCTACCTCAACTATGTTGTCTGAGTTTTTATTTAGTGACGGCACTATAGGTTCCCTGAGTAGGTTTTAATAATCCCTATGATTCTCGGGCGAGTGACAACACTACCACTAATCCTTGGATAGGCGTTTATTGCCCCCGTTATCCACCCAACAATAGCGCCACTGATTATTGTGAACCCTATTATTAAAATATCCTCACTCCCGTTTGGGTTAAGGAAAGCAGAAATTATCGAATAGTTACCATATACATCTTTTACCCTTCCTCTAACATCATAATTACCATCAGGTAGTCCGGCCAATGCTATCTGGCCTCTAAGTAAATTTGTTGGGATTAACGACATAACAACAGGCCACGACGTTGTAGTAGATATGTGATAGATCGTAACCTGAGCATCAACTCCGTTGTAGTCTTCAATATAATCAGTGTCAAGAATGCCCAACCCCTCATCAGATTGCAGTCCGATGACGAGCGAGGCGAATCCATTACGATTAAATATCGTCATTAGGCGCCATATAAACTTAGCGTTAGGACTGGGCCAGTCGAGTTTATCGTGATATCAAAGTCTATCCCGATAGTCGTCGCTGCCCCTGCTTTTGACTTTAATAACAACCTACCGTACTTAGCCCCGTCCCCAGCAGCTACTGCAAGGCCTCCTTCCGCAGTCACCAGGGTAACTTCTCCAGTACCACCACCTGTTTGCCAGGTAAAGTTATTTACGGCCTGTACAGAGTGACTGGCGAGCTGTAAATGTGATACCCCGCCGTTATTTGCCCAGCCAGTCAGGATAACCAGTGTGAGTAAAAAATCTATCGCTGTCTGCCCTGTGTAATTCCCTCCTTCAAGCTCAATATACGCCGATCCCGCCGGAGCATCACGTACATAAAATGTACTCTCTAGTTGAGTTTTGTTCGTTAGGGAATCCTGAGCATCGAATTTTACAAAGTTCTGTGCGCCCCCGGCAGATGATGTGATCGGAGCCGTCGCGGTAGTTGTACCGTAATTCCATGCGACCTGGAACGCTATTGCTGTTAGGTTGCCGCCGGTATCGCCAGGAGTGCCAACTAAGGTTACATCGGTCCCGTTAACTACCGTTGCAATCTCGTACTCACCGTCTGTGATAGCGGCATGGCTCATGTAAATATAATCACCGGCGGTTAGCCCGGTAGTCGAACCGATGCCGTATTGATTTGTAGTGTCGTCAAATGTACCCGCAGAGCCTGAAATTAAAACAGTCGATGCTGGTGAAAGAGACGCTTTAACTGAGTTAGTCCCTGGAAAACCTGTTAGGGTATCAATGTTTGCGTCGTTAATAAGTGCAACGTCCATAGAGGATGCACCGAACACCATGTCTATCCCAAGCCCTTTTAGCACCGGATCAGCGGCCGATACACCTGCACTATTCAGTAACATTACTCACCCCCACTACCCACAGGCCATCTTTGACCGTATGAGTTTCTTTAAATCTTCCTTTTGCCTCACCCAGCGCAACAGCGAAAACCGCCTTGCTCTCATTTGCCTGGCCAACAATCTCGTTGATCTGGTCAAGCGATAGCGGCCAGCCGTCGAGCGACCTCCATGCTTTTGGTACCTCATGAATTGACTTGTACATTCTTTTCCCTCTCGGCTATTCGCCGGTTGATTAATTTAACGCACGGCTTACATATAGCCTGCTCCGGATTCCCTTTTTCAGTATCGATATAAAACATTCTTCCACACCTGCATTTAACTTCCTTCATCATGCGCCGTATGCACTCATGAACAGAGACGGCCCTGCTAACGACTTCGCTCCGATAAATCTTAATCCTGCGCCTAGACTTGGTATTAAAGCCTGGCAAATATCTCTATAAAATTCATTGAAATCTCTTTCAGCAAATCGCCGCCCCCATATTGCGACAAAAGTCATTTTATAATCCTGGCCAGCCGATGAGTCGTGTTGACCTATTTTTAGCGGCGCTGAAGTTCCTGTGACAGAGACATTAGCCCCAGTAAAAAGCTGCGTTCCACCCGTGAAGGCCCCATTAAAAAAGAAAGATGGATTCGTCCATGTCGACCCGTTGGTTGATACCCCAAGAATTCCAGTATCCCCGGGACTAATTAACAGAGAACTTGGCTTAAATGCCCCATAACCTGTACCAGCTCGAATGAAATAAAGGCCATTACTCGGGGCATCAAAGGAAAGCCGATACGGATTAGCTGATGCATCACTTGTTGCTTTTGATACAAGTTTTACACTTGATGTAGTTGCTGGTATAGAAACCCCAGCCATAATAGTAATTTCATCCAGAAGTTCTGTTTTACCGGTACTTGGGAAAGACCATAAATCACCATTTGTTGAAAAAACCCCCGCTCTATTAACGCCGATATTCCCAACTGATACCGCGCCACCCATAGTGCCTTTTCTGCTCCCTACAATGTCGACCCCAGTGCTACACAAAACAAAAGATACAAGTTTGTCAGCTAACGGGTGTTCCCAATTTATTTTTACATGCCCAATAGGAAGCTTACCCGGTATCCGAAGATTAGGTTCGAGTAAATCAATATTGTCAACTATTACCTGGCCCATCAGACTGCGGTATTCCAGCCTCGTGACGCTACTGCAAGAGCTATTGTTAGCGTTGCACCGGATTGATTTACCAGATAATAAGTAGCATTTGGATCAGGGTTTGGAATGCTATCAATGTAATAATACTGGGGGCCAGCTAGAGCGTTAAGGACAAAGCTATCGACAAATTTATGTAGATAAGTTGCAGTTACCGCTGGGGCCTCATTTGTCCCGTCCATTTTCGGTCTACGGTATAAGTCTACCGTTTGATTCACTACAGGGGTGCCGACAGACATATCAAGCCGAAAGTCAAGTAGCGGGTATTTGCGCTCATTAACGCTAAGTGCCGTTGCATTAATTGCAGTTCTTGCTCCGGCTGATACGGCAGCATCAAGCGTGGATGCGGCCGCTTGTATCGTGTACCACGCGGCACTCGGTTGATTGATTGTTTCTCCGGCCATTAGCTTTGCCTCGATTTGTTTACGTCACTATTAGTGATGATTGTGTTTAACCCAAACAGTACCTCAGCACGTGATGCGGGTTTTGGCAGTAACGCTTTTATTGCCAGAAATGTCGCAGAGGTAGGAGAAAATAGCTGTCTTAGTTTTACCCTGTACGATCTGATACTCTCGTCCGTTGGCCGGTTTATAAACATCTGTATCCACTGTTTGCCGTAGGCATTAAGACCTGCGTAATCAGCCTGGACAATGACATCAGCGACTTCAAGTATCGTCAAATCACGTATTTTTCTATCTATTGACTCGCCACCTACGTTACGATTAGGTTTGTTCAGTCTGCGAGTAATGCGATATGTTGCATCATCATTGATCGCTAAGACGTACCCCATGCCTATAGGATCTGTAGTGATCTCTGTTTTAAGTGCCAGTAAGTTCGCTGGATTGTCTACACTAAACATCTTTGTTCTCCTGTCTCACAAAACCTTAACATGGCGTTATCACTAATTTGCCTTTGACTGATCCATTGATACAATCTCACCAGCAGCAAGCGAAGCAGCTGTTATCCTATATTTACCTGGAGTATTAATAGATAATGGATTCTCAGTTAATGCAGAGAGTACGACTCCAAGCCCGGCAGGGTCTTTTGTAGGGATGTAATCGCCTGCCCCAGTCCTTTTTTCAAGTGGGATCGAAGTAGATAAATTCCTGCCTGTTAGTGATCCAGGTGCATTTTTAATCTCAAACTCAGCTGATAATACAGTTGGTTTATTTACCTGGTCTAATAGTATAACGGCCATAATATTTCTCCTTTAGCTCCACCCACGACTATCAAAATCATCATCATGTCTTGGGCTTATACTGGAAATTGAGTAATTATCGTTTAGATAGTTCTGTAATAATCTTGGATTTTCAAACTGATGTATCCGGGTGCGAAGAGGGACTTCTTCGCCATAGGATTTTTCAAACAGCCTGTAATACATTTTAGCTGCCGTTGGATCGTTGAGGTCTTCATCTCTCAGATTATAAACGCGGTATAGCATCCAATATACAAGGTCATCCTGAGCCTCTTCAAATATCTCGAATGAATCGCCAATAGCTGTAAGTGCCGTCTTTGGCTTCCTGTAAACACTAAGATCAAGCGTTTTTGCCGCAGCTGAAACATCCGGAACAGGGTCAACATATAACGTCCTTTGTCTTATGTAGTAATGTGTAGGGGGGCCCTTTGCTGCTGCCCGCCATCCAGGTACGTTGCTATCCATGCCAGATTCTGTCGTGTGTTTAAGGCCAACATTGTCGATCAAAACTCGCTCAAGAACTGTGATTTTCTGGTTTAGTTTGTAGCCCCTTACCCCGTCAATAAGCTGTATCTGCCTTATTGTTGCATCTGATTCATCATAAATCATATCACCACGGCGACATGCCTGATCCTGCGCCTCATCAGCAAAACGGATAAGGGCAGCTTCAGATACCAGTGAATCATTGTTATTCACACCAAGCGTATCGTCTAGATAATCTTCCCTGACGCGAGTTATTAAATCAGAGACAACCATTTGATTAACTCAATACAGCTAGGCCAATATTTGCAATAATAGACCCGTTCCCGGCACTATCAAAGTAAACAACAAGCGCATCATCTGGGGCATTAAATGTTACAGTGGTGTTGGTGCCATCGAATGTCCCTGTAGTCAGCACAAGGTTATGCGCTAGTACGCCTGCAGCGGACGTGTCCTTAACAATAAATAGACCTACTGTTGGCCTTGCCATTGTTGCATTGATAATGACCGTTGCATGGTTTAGTTCGAGTGATTGAACTCCTGGAGTTGCAGCGCCTGAAGCTATCAGTTCCTGAACTGCTGTAATTAGTTCGCCTTTTGCTTCAAGTGTGCCGCCAGATTCTAAATTTGAAAAATGTGATATACCCATTTCACCTTTCCTTCCCATCAGGGAGTCAACTCGGGTCGCTGCCCGATATATATTGGTTATGGGGAGTACACAAAAAAAGCTGATAATCCCCCTATTAAGGTTTCCTACCAGCTTAGAGTCAGGGGCTGTACTAACTTATTGACTCATATAACAAAGAGAATAACAAATATTTGTGAATGGTTCAATTAAATATGTGGCTACATTATTCTTTATTCCAAGTCCATTTTCTATAGCATGCCCGGCTTATGATATTAACAGTTTATCCTGCCAACTAATTATCGATAGGTTATTAAATATACAGGCAATAAAAAAGGCCGCCTTTTACAGCGACCTCCACCTAATGGTGCTATTACTTGCTGTGCTACTGCTAGTGTACGAGCATCAGAGTAACCGAAAGAATATCTCTCGCGACTTTTATACCGGACATTCCCGGTCTCAAAATCACCCTGAGTTCCGCGCTGGATTGAAACACGATTAAAGTGCTTCAGGCCATCTGGTGCATCTGTTTTGACGAACCAGGCGTTGGAATCAGTAAGCCTTGTAATTATGTTCGGCTCACTGAATACACCCTTTGAATTGACTGCATTGATGTCGTTATCTGAGGTACCAACACGGTATTCAGACTTCAGCAGCCTGATTGCATCCCACTCCGTTTCTGGAGGGAGTATAAGTCCGGTTGGACGTAGTGCAATCGGTACATTGCGGTCATCGACAGTCTTACGGATCTGAATGAGTATCTGCTCAATAGTCGTCTCAGAAAAATCTCCAGGTATTGCAAGAATGTTGCTGAAAGTACCCCCACCGATAAGCGGGTGATCTGGTGCCAACAGTGGCTTGCCATCACCGCCAGGAAAGAGTACATCGAACGCATTGTTGAAAGTTGCTGCACCCTTGATTTCCTTAGTATGCTGCATTGCTCTTGCGAGTGCGCGACCATACCTTTGGGCAAGTTTGACGTACAGGTTATCTTCAATGGCCTCTTCGCTAATGCCGAATGCAAGGGCGACAGTATCATGCACATAACGTGCAGACCATCCCTCCTGCCCCATGTCGTATGCAATGGTTCCGCCTTCAGACTTAACCTGTGCGGCACCAAAACCTGTCATGATTACCTCTTCTTCGTAGGCCTTGTCAGAACCTTCGATCTCGTAGCAACCACGCCATTCTTCAGGGTGTTGTTTATATTCCATCCCAAAAAAGGTGTTAATACCTTCTTCAAGACCTTTTGGGAAACTTGCTCTATTCATCATGGCTGTATCTCCTTAAAGTTCAGATAGAGCCATTACGACTTCAACATTGCCGTATTGACCATATGCGTTATCAGGAGCAGGGGATAGTGCAACAACTTTGAAAGCAAGTCCCACGCCATAACTGCCACCATCAATTTGTGTACCAGAATTTCCGGTTGCTGGATCGCCAGCGCCAGTTACCATATCGCAGGTCTGCCCAATATTTGCAGCAGCCACCGTTGTAGTCTGAACGAGAAATCTCAGATCAGAATCGGTGTAAACCCAACATTTGATGTTTGTAGCAACCTGACCAGCAGGCCAGTACCGTGAAAATTTAGGTCTCCCGGCGTCATCATCGAAACTACAACCTGCGAACATACCCAAATTGGTATCTGCTGCAAGTGATGCTTCAACAATCCCACCGCCGGCGGCGGCAGATTTGACTGGATCACCGAAGAAGAGGCCTGTTGCATAACCTGATGCAATAGTCCGTTCCTCCATTCTGATGGTTCCGTCATTGGCGCGAACTGGGCGAAACCCATTCGGTCCGTTTAGATTCATCTTATTACCCTCTATAGGAAGCCCTCTCGGGCAAGATTAATATATTAGTCGTCAACTGGCATTTCTCCAGTAGTGACACTTGTGCTTGATCCAACACTTTTTGGAGTATTAAATCCGTCACCCACAGAATGAACATTATATAGCGATTCTTCGACAGACCTCATCTGTGCTTTGGTCCTGTCTATCACTCGACTTTTGTATTTGTCGTTAATCTCAACTGGCCTTTCCATCAGAATCATGCCTGATATGCCAATTGCATTTCCTATTCCACCTACATAGATGGTTGGGGCTGAAAAACCCACTGGAATTGTAGATGGGTCTCTACGACGCCAGTGTTGATTGCTTGACTTTGATATATTCTCCGGATCATCTTCACCACCAATTTTGGTTCTGATCCAGCGCTGTACAAAGCCAGGCCTCGGTTTAATATAAGGGAGTGGCCCTTCATTCTCGCCGATTTCGTCCATACTAGCATGAATATCTATATTATCCCAAGTTTCCTGTTCTCTCGAAACCCTTGTCCTGATCTGTTCAGTGCTTTCCCGGTTAATTTCTTCAGGTTTTGATTCCGTATTAATTGTATTATCCCGTTTTATATATTTTCTTGTCATGGTATTTCTCCTATGATTTGCCTTCAAGCCATGCCTTTCTATCGGATGCCTTATCTGGGTTTAAGTGGAACTTGCGCATGAGCTTCTTATCTTCACTGGTCATGCCGTCCTTTTTTTGTTCATTCCTTGCCGCACTTGAATTAGGAATATGCGATGTCTGTGTTCGCCTTTCAGGTTTTTTGTTTAACCGCCTGTCAAGTTCATCATACATTTCTTGATCTCTAACATCATATCCCTCACTCCGCAATACCCTTGATAAACGCTTTGCTCTGGAGAATTTTGCAGGATCTGAATCTGTCCATGATCTATTTTTACTTAGCCAGCTTTCTGCGGCAGGGGCCATGCCACTTTCCTCAACTTCTGTTTCAGGCACTTCAATAACTTCATCTTCAACCCTTGAGAGGCTAACCTTTGCATCAAGCATCTCGTCATTAAGGGTTATATACTCTTCAGTCTCTCCATCATCAAGTGCAGCAGTCGCTGATTTCTTGAGATGTTCAACCTTATATTCAAGGCGTTTTTTCTCTGACTCATTAAACTTAATCCTAAGCTCTGCATGTTCTCGAAGTGATTTATTAAGTTCACTGCGAGCAATATCGCGCTCCCTCTCAATAAGTTTTGTTTTCTTGACCTCTCGCCCTATGCGTTTAAGGACTTTCTTGCCATAGGTCTCTTCGTCCTCTGGATCCTCTTCTTTTGGTTCTTCCCCTTCTTCGACTTCATCACCTTCAAGCCCTTTTTTGCCTTCTTCAGGTGAGTCATCAAGTTCCTCTTCTTCAATGTCATTATCGATCTCATCCTCAGTATCAAGGACATCTTCCAGTTCTTCATTATCAATCATTACTTCCCCCTCAGACGTATGCACGTATAACGCCCGGGTTATCAACAACTGTTTTAATGTTGTCGTCATTTAACAAAATGAACTCAATGAGTTCGCCTTTTGAGTCATACACATTGAATCTATGTCCAATGTTCTGCCCATACTGCACATAATCACCGACCTTACAGAAAGCAACAGGGGCCCTGTCACCAACACTGAATCGATCATCTGTGTAACACAAACTACCCATACTAATAACCTGACCAACAGAATTTAGGTACCTGTTCGCCTGCTGAGAGGCTTCGGGCAGGGCTATTCCGCCTGATGACATGGCTTCAGCCTTATAGGGTCTTACCAGCACCGTCCAGCCTACCGGTTCTGGTATGTCAATAGAATAATCTTCGTAACTTTCTCGTAGTGCTTCAGCCATCTTCATCGTCCTCCGATGTTTGTTTATCATCGCTCTCATAGTCTTTAATTGATCGCGTAAAATTATCCCTCGCTCTCATATAGGCGTGTTTTTCAGATATCCTTGCGAGGTACTCAGGATGATCAACACATTTGCCCTTTAATATGTAATTCTCAATAACCTCTATCTCCTTGTCCATTTTAATTAGATATGAACCATAAATATCATCCGACACGGCGTTCCTCCACAATGTTTTCTGGTGATCTGACTTCAGGCCATTCACAGAAGAATGACTGCGGCCTGTACTCCCCTGGGTCACCATTAAATATAAAAACAGACCTCTGACTATACTGATTTCCGTCACTGTCAAATGCAGACAGGTTTACCAGGGTATCATTCCAGACGTGAGTGATTATGGCTGCATGTGGTTGAGTCATTCCAGCCTTAGGCCAGAACCATACAATCCTTCCGACCGATGGTCGTTTAACAGGTAATTCTGTCATTACATCCTCCAGTAGTTAATAAGCACTATTTTTTATCCAGTCCAAGTGCGGCTGATGCCTCACCAATTGATTTAATAATTTCTTTCCCGGCCTGTCTTTCAATATCAGCCGTTGCCTCATCGTCTGCACGTTTTACTTTTGCCGAAGATTCAAGGTCTTTTCTCTTTATGCTGCCCATCGCTGCTGCATTTTTACGCTTTTCCTCTGCATCAACCTGATCGAATTCATTCGTCTGACGTTCCCCTTCATATATCTGCGCGACCTGCGCTGCTGCCTGCGTAGCCTGATCAGCATTCTCAGGGGTTATCTGTGCGCCAATAAGTTCTTCAAAATGGATCTTTACATCGAATGATTTATGTTCTGCTATATGTGCAAAGTGCTGTGGTGCAAGTAATTCCTGTTCGTCTTTCTGAAGTGTGCTAAATATTGCTGTATGCACTGCAATATGCGCTTCATGGTCTTGTTCTACATAGGCGAGAACAGGGTCTCCCTTTATAATTAATGAAGACTCTGTTACCGGGTCAAGCGGCGGAGGGGGTGTTTTTTCAGGCATGATTTCTTCGATATTTGTCACTCTCATTGCCCTTAACATGGTCTTATCGACGGCGCGTTTATCATAGAGTTCAGGGCTTTCTGCGGCTAACTGCTTAACGCCCTGAGCCCTGCTTATTCAAATGCTGTTTGGATCTGAAATCGGGATAACATCGACCCTGTCGTCAAAGTCCTTGCTCAGAATATATAAATCTTTACCTGGAACTGAGTACGGATAATCATCTGGCAGGTATTCACCATTCAGTTCTGCAAGTAAGTTAAATTCATGTGCTGTTGAGTGATGCAGCCTTTTATGAATTGCAGATGAGACCTTTGACCCCTGTTCGATCAATGCAAGGGTAGTTCCAACAGGGCCATTGTTACTTGCTTCACCAACCATTGCCTCTGTGGTAGAAGCAAACCGCCTCCCAAGGTCATCGAGCATACCCAGCAGTTCAAACATGGTCTTGCTTGGTTCGTCATATGGGAGTGCATAGAAGGCTGATTTAAGGTCATCTGCTGTTGTATCAACCTCGCGCCATTCGCCCATTCCTATAGGGCTATCCCCACCGGTTATCCTTGCATCTCGTGTTTTATACCCTCCCTTCGTATTAGCGAACCCTGCTGCATCAAGCAATGATCGCAAAGCCCCTGTAGCAGATTCTGCAAGACCGCCAAT